GTTCTTTGTTCCACCGAACTTGATCGTATTTGCGCCCTTGACCAACACCAGGCCGTCCAAGTCGCCGGTTGCGTTGCCGTTGATGATCTTATAATCGCCGGTGTAGACCATACGCCTTTCCACATCTATAATGGTGGTTGGCGTTGTGATCTGTACGGTCACTGCATTGCCGTTGACTGTGATCGTTGCCGTGTTTCCGGTTGGGTATTTTGTCGTTATATAGAAGATCGGGTACGCTGTCTCAAACTGATTGTTAACGGCCTCCGGGCACGGCACTCTTGTGCTACCGCGCACCAGGTACTGGTACGCTGCGCAGGTGAATGTGACCGTGAACTGAGCCAGCCGCCGGTATATGCGGGTGAACTCGGAAGTCTCCACCTTACGGACCCTGAGGTGATACTCCGGGTCGTCATTTTTGATCAACTGGCTGGCTCCTGTCGGGTGGAATAGCCATTCTTTGATCTCGCGCACCCGCTCGTCCCATTCTGTGCCGTCCGGTACCAGGAAGTTGCAGGAATACGCTACCTGTATGTCTTCGTATGTACCTTGGTCAAGGTAGTAACTACCGTCCATAGCCGCCACATTGGTTTCCTCAATCTTTTTGACTGCGGCGGGCATATTGGGCCGCTGGGTTGCTTTAACCCCCAGTTCGGAGGCATTTCTG